TCCCTGCCGTTACCCCCCCAACCCCAAGTCCACCCTCAATCTTCACCGACTTGTCCACCCCGTACAGCTTCATCACGGTGTTGGCTGTGTCGTTGTCAGATGCCTTGAACCATAGAATGGAATCCTTGTTGGCATCATATGTGGATATTATCCTTGTGTGAGCAGAATTACCACTCTCTCCAAAATGCAAATTGGATGCTCCGCTGCCGAGGATCGTAACTCCCGCTTGCCCAGCACCGTTGTTGACCACCAGATCGTTTGCCGTAAGAAACGTGGAACCTGTCGCAGAGGCTAGGCTGTCTTCTTTGATTGAAACGGAATCTATGTAACCAGACTGCGTTCCAGTTGAAGTCACTAATTGGACATAGATAGAAAATAAGTCAGTCGTTGCCGTTTTTGTGAGTGTATAGGTAGTCCATGACGTAGAGGTGTGATTGGTTACCCCATAATCATTACCAACGGCTGTTGAACCTAGCGCAACATCTATTCTCGTAGCGTCAACATTTTTAACCCTAAACGTAACATAGTATTTACGTCCCGTGTTTACTGCGAATGTCTGGTAAATATACGAGTTGGTTGTACTTCTTGAGATTTTCAACGCTGGCTCGCTGCCAGACCCGCTAGATGAATCAATAAGGAAAGTTCCAGCATATCCTTCAGTCCAGCTATTCGGTGGAGTTCCTCCTGTCGCCCCCGTCCAAGCTGTTCCGTTGGTAACCAACTCACTCCCATACCTCCCCGAAGAAACGTGCAGGGTTCCGCTGGGTGAGGTTGCGTCTTGGCCTATGCCTAGTTTCCCTGCTGATGTCAGGCGCATACGCTCCACCGCCCCTGCTGAAAAAATCATATTCCCGCTGGAACCGTTCCAACGCAGCGCGGTGTCATATGTTCCCGCGCCAGTAACCAACGCTGATGCTAAACCAAGTTGCATCGCCCCGTTAGTCCCGCTAGATGCCGTCACCAGACCAGTAGCAGTTGCCGCCCCATTAACCGTCAACCCGCCCATTGTGAAGTCACCCGTGTCCTGTAGCTGGGTTGGGGTTACTGTGTTTGTCTCCAATCTGCTTCCAGTAATCCCTCCCGGCTGAAGGTGAAGCCTTCCATTTGAGTCTATATTGAAGAAGTTTTCATTGTAGCCAAAGTCGATGGTATCTCCCGACTTGGTTAACGGCCCAGATGTTGTGCCACTACCGTTTGTAGACGTAACGCTGATCTGTCCAGCCCCAGAGAATTGTGTCCATTGAATAGCATGGGTTCCCATCGTTCCCGTGCTTGCCGTCCAATAGTTTGCAGTCTGAACAAATCCACGGTTGGCATTTACAGTACCCTCCTGAACAAAAACAAAATCACCATCTATAATCTCGCCTTGTTGGTCGTAATCAGTTGCCCGTGTTAAGACAAAAGCGGCACTCCCGCTTCCAGCCGTAGTGACCGTGTAAATACCATTCTGTAGTTCAGCGGCTTGATCCTTAACCAGAACACGTTTACCGGCTGAAGCTGCCGTCCCATCTATAGTTAAAGCAGCATTGGCATTGGCCGTTAATGTAGCACCAACTCCCGCCGTTCCGTTTGCATAAGTACAGGCAGGAAGGGCAGCGGCAGTAGCGTGGTAACAGGGGTCAATGATCGTCAACCCTTGGGCAACTGAATCTACATAATCCTTGTTCGTTACATGGGTTCCCGCCGTGGCTGTGCCTACATGAAACTGGTTGTTGGTGTCACGCCTTGGAATGGATTCGGTGCTTCCAGAATTGAGGGCATTGCGTGGGTGATACCCGTCCACCGAATCAGCGTTGAGGTTGGTGACCACCTTTGTAGACGCAACAACGAACGGTGCATCTCCGCTGGACGGTGAACCCTCTACCGTGGAGGAGATGACTTGATTCGTTGAGAACGGTTGAGCCGCATGGTGCAACGCCTTCCAGCCACTACCGTTGTGGACGTAGATATTGTTGTCACCACCATAGGCCAACTGCCCCGCACTACCCGTGTAATATGCGCTATCGGTTGGGTCAGTTAAAGTTGCTGCCGGTGATCGTTGTTCCACCTTCGGCGCAATTAACTTTGCGTCCGCTTGAAAAGCTAAACTTGTAAAAACCTTCTTGCTTGCCATGCTATTTAATTACTACTTTTAAATTTACTCCACCCTCACTCACGTTGATTGAGGATGACGATGTGGTGTTCGTTACGTCCACATCGATTTCGGAATACCCTGTCACGTTGTCGTTTTCATCAAGCACCTCTTCGTAAACCGTTACGTCAGGGATATACCCGAACGAGTGGGTGAACGTGGTTGGAGTGTTCGACGCATTAGACGAGGTTGCTGCTACTTCAAAAATCTTGTGCGGCTTGTAGGAGGTTGTTACGTCACCAGCAGTAGCCGAACTGCCCGTGTGGTTCTCAACGTCCAGATAATGCGAACCGTCTTGGTTATCCAGCTTGTCGGCGTTGGTTGCCGTTGTTGCCGTTGTGGCGTTGGTCGCCTGATCGGCTGTTTCGGCTTTGAGGTTGCCGCTGGAGTCTCTTTGCGGGATTGCGTTGGCTCCAGACCCTACCGGCACTTCAACCGGCGTGGTCGCGCCACCTACGAGGGTCTTGCCTTTCTTCAAGTCGGAGCGCTTGAGCGCCTCCTCGTTCCTGTTGAAATATTCCCCCGCCTTTGCCAGCGCGCGCTCCGTGATTTCGTCAAGATTCTTGAGGCGCAGCTTGCCGTCCTTCGCCAGATTGGCATCGCCGCTGATGGTGACGGGCGCGTATTTGCCATCGGCCTGCGCCACCATGAGCTGCCCCACCTGGGCGGGAGCAATCTTGGCCGGGCTGATCTTGGCAGCGCTGCTAATCTTTGCGTCAGTAATCATCAATAGAACCAGAGCTGGATGACAGTTGGGTTTCTGGGCGTGCGGGGATAGGAGCCAGTAGCTGTGGCGTCATTGCTGGCATGATCCTGATAGAAAGTAACTTTCACATCACGGTTGGCATCGATGGTTCCATTGTTTGACGCATGGACATCATCGGAGACACCCGATCCTGCCGGATCGTGTATTCCCGTTACAGCCATGTATATTTGTGCCTGATTGTAATACCCCCAACCCATGCACTTAACCGTATCTCCTGTTGCATAAATCCCGGCAGAAATACGAATTGAGTGATCGAGAATACCAGAGGTTCCAGTTCGAGTTATTTGCTCAACCCCGCTGCTCATGTAGATTGCATAATCCGAAGCCACCGTGGCATCCCCGGAGGTTTGGCTGGTGCTGCCGCTGATTTGGTGGGCATAAATGAAAGCCTTCGGCATACATGGATGCGCGCCGAACTTGAGACGAGCGCCAGACGCATCAGAGTAGATGACCTGATTTTTCCCTGTCGGCTGGATCGGTGCCACTTTCCCTTTGTACCCGTTAACCACTACGCTGGGATCGATGTCGATCACCCCGCCCCAGAAGTCGTCGGTGCTTTCCGCGATACCACCGTCTGCCGCAATGCCGCCGCCGGGTGCAAACTTACTCAAGGTCACGCCGAAGTTTGAAAGCTCGTTGTTGCCGACCGAATCATTGGCCATCATGGCCTTGACCACCGCGTCGTCCTTGATGGTCAGCGCGAAGTCATCGTCGCCCTGCGCTGTCACCTCCACGGAGGAACCGGCGGAGAGAGACTTGCTCTTGAGATCGTAAGTGCCTGTCCATACCCCCTCCGATACGGTTCCCGTTCCGATCAGGAACTGGTTGACCTTCCCGGCATACAGTTCGCCGTACTGTTTCTCGGTCGATGTCGTGCCGCTCACCAGAATAACGCCCTTGCCGTCGTCGTTGCCACCCTCGCCCGTGATCGCGGCCAAGCCCATCTTGGCGGCGGTGATGGAGGAGGCGGCGATGTTTGTTCCAGAAACACTATTGGCGGCGAGATCGTCCGACCCGACAGCGCCGCTGATGGCCACGCTGGGCTTGGCGGCGCTCCGCAGTTTCGCGAGTGTCACGGCTTCGTTGGCCGGGAACAGTTCGTTTGGTTGTACTGTGATTGATAATGGCATCCTATATCTCCTTGTTTAAGTTCATCTTGTCCTGCAAGCCGTCCACCAAGATCGAGTTGATCTTCAGACTGCCCTGCGTGTTTCTCACATCGATCTGGACATAGCGCCCGTCCGCCTTGAGACGCACCTTGTTCTGTGATTCCTGATGCAGATCAGGGAACACGCCCGGCCCGTCCGCGTTGTTGCTGGAAAGCCAGAGCGAATCGCTGTCAGAAAGCACGACAGAGTAGTCCTGCCGATATTTGGTTGAGAAATCCTGATTGACGTTGGAGCCTACATAGTCGGCCTGATAGAACGGCTTGTCGTACTTTGTGCGGTCAAAGGTGATCGGCCCCTTGACAGTCTCCGTCTCCTGCGCGCCGTCCACGGTGGCGCGCATAATGAAGCTGGGGTTTAGGCTTTGCGTGCAGACGCGCGCCGCGTGCCAATGTTTGCGCTCCATGTTCTTGAGGTTGTAGCCCCGGCTGACGAGCTTGTCCTCGATGCCATAGTTGGTGAGCGTGCCGTCGGCGTTGAGTGTCTGATCCACCAGCCCCCCGAACTCCTCGTCGTCGTAAAGGTTGATGGTGTTGTTCTCGTCCAGAAAACAGAGGCGCTTACGCCCGGCGATCTTGGGCTGGATGAACTCCTTGACCTTGAACGGCGCGGTGGCGCTGCCCTGATCCAGCCCGGCCCACGCGCCATTGAGGAAGTCGTAACAGACGATCACATTCAGAGAACTCGATCCGTCTATGGGCAGCGCGCAATAGAATTTATTCTGGTTGTAGGCGCTGACGGCCTTGTGGGCCGCGTTCCAGTTGATGCGGTCGATGATTGGCTGGATTGGCTTGCTCACCGGCTCATCCACGCCCTGCACCGCGCCGCTCTGGGTGATGCCGAGGCTGCAAATGCCGCGCTTGTCGGAGAGAAACCACACATCCCGGCCCACGCTCGCGATGCTCTTGGCGGCGAAACAGCCATAGGCGCTGGTCATCTCGTCCAGCACAATGTCGGTGAGGTTGCCGTAGATGTTCCGCACCATGTAGATCGAGTTGGACTTGAAACAAATCACGGTGGAGGCGTCGAACTTGTGCAGCGCCACCAGATTATCCTCGGAGCCTTGGTTGATTCTGAAGTTAGACAGAACCGGCTGGTACCGCGTGACATTGAGGTAGTCGCTGGCAGCCACTAGGTCACGACTATGTGGTATTAACAGCCGGTTCTGAAAGTAGATCCCATTGTCAGCGTTGGGAATTGTGTCCGTGCCGTCGAAGTCGTTGTCCTCGATGGTCAGGTCGGTGTCATCCTGCGTGACAGAGACAAAACCCTTGGCCAGATCGGCCATCACCATCGGAGACTGATCCTCCCCTCGAAACATCACCATCTGGTTAAACGCCTGCACGAAGGTCACATTCCGATCCACGCTGGCCAGCCCCGGTAGCTTGAAAGTCAGGAACCCCTCGCTGGTGGCGTATATCCCGTCGCTGGTGGCGACGATGACATATTCCTCGTTGTTGGGATCGTTGAACACGCCAGCGCCGTAAACGGTGCTGAACGGGAAGATTCTGGAACCCAAATCCGTCCAGCTCAATGACACACCCCAAGTCTCCGCTCCATCAACAAGGGAGTAGCTTGCCGCCGGATGAGTGTGGGTGGCCACGTTTGTCCGCTTAAAGTAGGGGCCGATGTGCGGGTTGGACGCCGGGCCGGTGGTGCTGTTCAACTGCACTTGGGCCGGTTCTGAAAGTTTCACATCCTTGACCGACCCAACAAAATCGGCGGACGCCTGCAAGTGGAGCGTGTCGTTGGGATTGACTGCCGTCAGCACAACGGTATGGGTTCCGTCTCCAGAGACAGGATTGATGTTGTTGGTGTTGCCAAGGAACGGTTCCAAGGTTCCAACAGCCGGGTCAGGGCTATCCAGAATAGTGAAAGTCACCTTGTAGGAGTTACCCTGCACCGTGTCGATCGCGTGGGTTAAATTGGAGAGCGCGGATTGAGAGCCGTCAGAGGTTGCCTTGTTGTTGGCCTCGTCAATGTCCCACCCGTCGCCCTTTGTCCAGCCGCCGGGATCGGCTTCAAAATTGTGACCGGCGGCGAAGTTAAACCCGTCGCTGACGATGGCCGTCGTGAAGGTCTTATTCGGAGCGGTGCCGGTGATACTGGTGGCCTTGCGTCCGCTGTACCTTACAATGTCATTCTCGGCGTAGGTCTTGTTCTCGTAGTCGGCCTTGGAGAGATTGCTCCAGTTCAGCTTGACGAGGCCGGGGCGGGTGCTGGCGACACCATTCTTGAAACGCTTATTGATTGCCTCGGCAACATGACCCGGCTCAAGTAGCGCAGGATCGAGGTTCATATTGACCCCCAGAAATCCCTGATCTCCGTCTGTGATGTATTCTGGCATCAGCGCCGCTCCAGTTCATACTCATACTCCGCCAGCTTTTTGAGAACGTCCGTCGTGAATTGTGGAGCTGCCGTCGCCGCCGCTTGAAACTGCGGATGTTCCAGCATCTTCTCCACTCCATTCAACTGAACGTGCTGACACCCCGCTGTTAGCAGCGGAAACAGCAGCATCAATGGCATCAGCCTTACTCTCATAGCGCTCACGGGCATTCTTCTCCTTAATTGCGGAGTTGAGCCTTTCCAAAAATTTTGCCAGCGCCGGAAAAGCATTTATCAAGGTCGCAATAGCCTTGATGATTCCCATTTATCCCCCTCTTTTCTTTGACCCCTTGGCCAGTTTCACCGACGACTCGGCGCTGATTGCCGCCGAAGCGGCGGCGTCAGCCGAGTCCTTTGTCTTGGCCATAGAATGACGAAGGAAGATGGCCAAAATGGCCGTCACTCCGACTTGTAATCCTTCTGCGAGGGTGGCGTCACCCGTGCATACCGCCGCGATGGCTCCCACCAAGGAAACCACCGATGCCCAAACCGTTTTGCTCTGTTTCATGCTGCTATAGTTTCTTTCTTACGTTTACTGCGCGACTCCGGCATGATGACCTCCGGCTGCTCCGAGTTGGTTTCAGCACCCGGCTCTGCAAGGTGATTGAACAACTCCTGCGCTTCCTTCAGACATCGTTCGTGCAATTCCGCACTAACACCTGACTGCCGCGTGATCTGGTACAGAAACTGCACCCCTTCCTTTAGTTTATCGTTGTTTGCTGCCATGACAAAAACTACCTCTGTAAAACCTTAAATTCCTTTTGTTGCTGTTCCTGACGCTCCAGCCGATCAAGCAGTTCCATGAGAGAGCGCTCCGCATACTGTTCCTGCGCCAGCGCCAGTTGTTCCTTCTCGTCGGTTTGCAGCATACTCGACGCAGCGCCGTGAGCGATGTAAGCGGAGAAGTCGCGGGGGATTTGAATCAAATCCCACGGAGCGGCGCTGTCCGTGGGTTCGTTGGAACCACTTGGCGTGTGATTGCTGGTCGCCTTGTACAAATCGAACTCTGCGCCGGTCGCCGGGAAGCGCACTACATCGTTTGCACCGTAGTCTGATCCCGTCGCCCAGGTGGTGAAGAACAGGCTCGGCAATTGCTGTCTATATTCGACATAAACAATGTTTGGGCCACTGATAACTTGGACGCCGTTTTCGCTTTGGTAGAAGGCTTGCGGCGCTGCCTTGTTGTTCGTGCGCGGATTGTAGTCCCATACTTCCAATACATCTCCGATCGGGCTTTCTCCCGCTTGTTCCCAAGCGACATATTTGTCCAGCTCGGTCAGCTCGCCCCAGTTGCTGCCCAAGTTAGCGCCAGCGGTGTGCGCGGTGTGGCAGGCGTAATAAAGTCCATCTACATCATACAAAACAGTATCCCCCACGGCGTAGGTGGTTCCGCTCACCCATGAGTCAGCAGAATAGCTCTGCTTGGACTCGGCCCAATGAGCGGTGCTGGTAGGGGCGTTGCCTTGCGTGGTTTTGAGGCTCTGATAATATTTCTTCTCACTCGGATAATAGACCTCTGTGCCGACCGTGGTGTAATTGGTGGCGGCGGCGTAAAGCGGACGGTAGTAGCGCTTCTCAACGCGCTTCACTTCCGGCCAATCATAGTATTCCCAGATTTGCTTAAAGCGCTGGTCAACGTAGACCATGAGCAGATCGCTGTCGTCGTTGCTTAACTCGCTGTAGACGCGCTGCGACAACGCGCACGTTCGCTTGAGCAGATCAGAGTATTTGGTTACTTCCACGGCGTCATCTCCGGGTTATCCTTTAAAATTCTTTTAACATTGTTGTCGTCCTCCCAGAAATGGGGATCGACTTGCTGCCAACGCATATAAGTTCTGGCATCAACGACGCCGGACAACCTCAACTCGGCCTTCTTGTTTGCTTGGTAATTTTTGTAGCGCCCAAATATACCCTGTGCGCGTTTGCGGTATTGCTGCTTCTCGGCATCGACATATTGCTTGTACAGCTTCATGTCACGAAAAGCACGGGCAGCGGAGGCGCCATCGCGCCCCCGCCCCCCGAACTTGGGTATAAGTATGTCAGCCACTACGACTGGTCGTATCCAAGATCGTCACTTTGAACGATCCGCATGAATATCGAGAGTTGTCCCGAGTTAGTAGTGGCGCTGAAGTTGCCAGAACTACTGGTCAACTTGGCCTGCATCACCGTCGAGGAACCGATTGTCGTTCCGTAACGGTTGGCAGAACCTGCGGCTGTTGTGGCCGGCCCCCAGAGGTAGCCGACCGTGCCTGCTACCAAGTCACTGGTCAGAGCTACATGGTAGTTAGGATCGCCGTCGTCACCGACTTCGATTTTAACCGTCCCTGCCGGGCCTGCGATTTTTTCATCCAGCCGGACAAGCACGATGTCATCAACGAACGTGTTCGTTAATGTCACCAAGTTGATGGTCTGCGTTACAGCAGCAGCCGTCAGCTCTTTGCCGTCGATCACGAATTGATCCGTGAACCCACTTCCAGCCCTCTCCTGATTTGTTAAACGATAATGTCTCATTATGTTATTATCCTTTCTGTTTTATCAGTTATCAGTCAGCCGCGAGCATACGCGCCAAACCCTTCGGATTCTTACAACAAAGACTGTAGATAGTCTTTGCGTACCCACGTTTTCCACCGCCTTCGTCGTCCATATTGTGAACGGTAAGGGGCGACATATATTGAAGCTCTAGCAGCTTCTGATCGAGGATCAGCCCGGCATCGTCGTCAAACGAATCAGGATTGGCTGCATCGCCGTTCCAGTTAAGGAACACCGACGGCAACACGTTCAACCGGCCAAACGAGCTGTTGAACACTTTGACCTCTAGGTTGATGGTCTTGGTGGCCGCATTGTCGTTAACCGTGTAACGCTCCCGTCCGCCAGTACCCTCGATGCGTGTGAACAGATCGATCTTCTCGACCACATTCGGCGAAAAGACCCCCATGTAGGAGTTCTTGGCCGAGTGAGTCTCAAAGAGGCTCTGCAACACGTTGTTCAAGACCGTTTCAGTAATTGTGGCTGAAGTGTCTTGAGCCGCTGGCGTGCGGTATTCGACAGGAATGTCACTTGGAGCGCTGTTAGCGGTTCCTCGCAACCAGCGGAAAAGCCCTCGCGTTTTCCATTGGTCTGTCCCGTTACCGCTCTGGCGTTCGTTGTCCGAGCAAATCGTGGCCTCGATGTCGCGCTTCATTTCGCGAAGCGTTTTCATCTTGGCATACTGATACTCGTCGCTGACTGCGGCGGTATCCACCAACTGCTGAACATCGGTCACGCCAAAGTCGCGTGATTGGATTTGGATATAGTTTCCAAAACGCTGACGCTTGGTGGCTTTATTCGAGAACGATGTAATGTCCTTGCCCTCTGGTTGACCGCCTATCTGCGGTTTATCCAGCTCATCTGCTAGAACCTCTGTGAAGGTTCCCCGTGGCCCCGGCCCCTTTCGGATTGCCGAGACAACTGGAGTCTGTTCAGGCTCCAGTATAGTTAATATGTCCGTCAAATTCTCCCTATTGCCACCATCGGTGGAGGGAGAAGCATAACTGTTTGCACTAGCCATAGTATTTAATCTCTATTTAGGTTGTCGCCTGCGCGTGCGCTAGGCGGTTTTTTGCTATGAGCATTTGAGCATAGGCATCGCTCGATCCGTTGGACTCGGCCACGGCCTTCTCGGCTGCGGCCAGATCAGCTTGCAGATTTACGTTCTTGGCAGGGGCTGGTGCGGAGGACGGGGAAGGAACGCTTGTCGGAGTTGAGGAAGCCTCAACCTTCTTGGATTGCGGTTTGCCGGATGGTTGGAGCATTTTATCGTACTCCTGATAGCCAAGCCGGAAAACGCTCACCAACTGTTTCCAGTTGGGGAACCGCTTGAGTTCCGGCATCTGCCGCACGACTTCCATGTTTTCTTGGTAAGCCTTGGTGCTTGGTTCACTCCATTCGGGAAACTGTTCCCCTACTAGCTGTTCATATCGGGTGTGATTCTCCAGATACTGTTCCCGCGCCGGGATGTGTATTTCCAACATATCCTCGGCGTTGTCATGTATCCGTTGAGTCTCCTCGGCGGAATACTCGCGCTCCGTCCCATCACCGAAGGTAAACGTACCCCCGTTAATGTTTCGGCCAGCCCAACGTCTCCAATCCCGAAACTGTTTCCGTCGCTCTCCCAGTTCGCCTTTGCTGACAACATCAGCTAGGGGATCACCAGCCAGCAGCGTTTCCGTGCCTGACTTGTCGATCTGTTCCTGCAACTTAACCTTCTCGGCATTAAGCGACTCGACTGATTGCTCGATCTCCCGCGCCCTTTCCTCTGCGGCCTTGGCCCGTGCCGCGTAACTGCTGATCCGTTTGTCGATTTTGGCTTGCGCCTTGTCGCTGATCCCAGCGTCGGCCTCGTCAGGGACGGATTGCTCCGGCTCATCTGTGGCTGGCTCTGGTTCATTAGCCGGATCGGCTGGCTCCTCTGGCTCGGTCGGTGCTTCCGTTGAAGGTGGCTCATCCGCGCCCTCAACAGATTTCTGCTCCTGTGGGTCTATATTCTGATTCAACAAATCCCCCAGACCCTCAAAGGAGATGTTATCCGCGACGGGAGTTTCCTCGGCGGTCGCTGCGCTTTCTATTACTTGTGCTTCCATGCTTTTTTACCTGCAAGACGGTTTACAGCGGTTGATTTTTTGACGGGTCAACCAACGGAAAAACCCGCGTAAGGAACAAGCCTTACACGGGTGAAGTCACAACCGGCGAGAGCCGGTATAGTTAAGATGGGTTAAGAAGCGTTAAGATCGATTAAGGTGAGCGGAATTAGGTATCATTATGTTTGCGATAATCGGCCAGATGCTCTCCAAGTTCCCGGTACGCATCCATCTTGCCCACATGATAGGCAAGCTGACCGTGATCCGAGATCACAGAATCATTGCCCGCCGAGTACGCTTGGCCCTGCTGGAATTCTGCTATTAAGTCCAACAACGCATCAAATCGGTGGTCGCCTGCCAGCGCCGCCACATCCGCGTCCCTATCTTTACTGCTTTCGTAGCTGTCT